ACTTCTTCTAGAAGTTCGATGAGTCGTGGAGCACAATCTTTGTTGATGATGATATCATCTCCAAAGACAGTGGCTTCTGGGTCAAGCACCCTGCTGATTGCGGTAAGTATCAAGGTCATGAGCTCAAACGTGTACCCGTTTCCCATGGAAGACATCTTCTTAAGGACATGGTACTCGCCATCCCCACCGTATAGCATGAAGCTACGTGAGTGGTTAAGAGACTCAAACAACCTCTTAGGTAATAGAAACTCAGATAGCGCGACAGTATTACTGTCACTCGCGTTCTGAAGATCTATTGTGGCTACACGTGAATCACGAATAGCTACTTTGTGCTGATCAGCAAGAGTATCAAGATCGATACCGATGCGTTTCAGACAATCCCTAAGAAAGTTACCTTGTTGCCGCTGAACGAGAATGTTACCGAAGCTTTCGATGTTAATTGGACGTCTTTTCTCATTATTCTTCGGAACAGTCGAAAAACGACTGCCACGAACGAATTGAGTTATGCGTTCCAATTTCCATCTAAAGATCTCGTAGCCAGGATCCTTGGAGGATCTAAAGCGATTCCACAGGAGTCTTTCGGACTCTCTGCGGTTTTCCGAGAACTGCTGCTTTTGGTACCATTTGGTATACCTTCGACGAGCTGCTCGTTTAAGAGCTTTATGATTGTACACCAACCTTGAAAACTCATTAAAGTTTTCAGGCGTACAACTCCATGTGCCTCTTGACAAACGAGATTCAATACTATTGAATCCTCGCGTTGGCAAAAATGACGACCCCGTAGGGAAGTCAATGGCACTTCGTCGAAAGTCACCTCGACACCACATTTGAATGAGGTGCCGGGCTTTATACCACTCGCCTGAAGGGCGGAGGATACGTGATGGTAGTTGAGAGTCAAAGGAAATGAAATCTTCCCAAGCTTTGAGCTTGAGTTGAGTTTCTTTTCCCTGCTGGGGCTGCTCGAACTTCTTTTGGAACCGCCGAATAGCGAATTCCTCAGGAAGCGAAGTCGGTTCTTCAAAAACCCACTTAGAGAGCAACCTTTGGTAGGCACGGATAGTGCTTTGCAAAAGGTCCACAATCTCACCTCTTTGTCAGTTGTGGGAAACGACTAATCAAGAAAGATTAGGCGCTCCCACTAACAGGCGCAGTGGTGGGTTGGAACCCCAGCAGGACATTCTCAGACATCCAAGTGGTTAGCTTGGAACTGAGATTCTCGACCATCTCTTCGAGACGATCCATGCTTTCAGCGGAACCAGAGACACGGATTCGAACGGACAACGCGTCGTTCACAGTGTCATCGCCGATCGTGAGTGAATGCAAATCATTCATCATGATCTCCGTGACATAGTTCTGAACACGCTTCCCGTCGAGTGTCTTCGGGCTGGAGCTGGTTTTGAAGCGTACCGTGCAATCCGGGTCATCCGGAAGTGCGTACGTCACGCCATTGGGTTGCTGTGAATAC